CCCAGTGGCCGTCGATCTCGCCCGATATGTCGATGCTGTACAGGCCACCACACAGGGCATCGATCTGGCCGACCGGCATGGCTTCAACCCGCTGCTGAAGCATGTCGGAGCACATCACGCGCATGATGCGCGACACGGCGTCCCAGTGCGGCTCCATGGCGTGGCCAGTGAACAGCAGCAGACTTCCTTCGTCATCCACTAGGGTGATGCTGACGGGCTGGTCGTGCATGTCGACCGGTACCGGCTCGCCCCGGGGATACCACAGCCGGAATTCTGCTACACCGGCAGCGCCTTCCTCACGGTCAACCGTTACGGCACCGGTCAGGCGGCCGGTCACATCGACACCGCCCATCAGCACTGTCACGGACCAGCGGACGCGGTGGCCAGCCGGATCAACAGGGATTGCAGGCGGGTCGATCTCTCCGCGCGGCAAGCTGTTGAGTGGTGCGCTGTTGAGCGGGTAGCCGTTGAGCATTAGTTAAATCTCTTGTGCGGTGAATTGCCACGAAAAGCTGCCGGCAGATGCGTCCAGCGCCTCGGCTGGCGGATCGCATATCACTTGGAAAACAGGCATCCAGCTGACCCGGTACAGGGTGGCACCTGGCACCGGCGTGCATGTGGCTGTGTCTCCAGACATGGAAACCGGCGTGCGACGCCACTGCTTGCCGACCAGGGCGTGTGCCCAAGGCGCGACGTCTGGCCGGGGCGTGCCCGTGACAAGCAGCTCGGGCAGGGTGCCGGATACAGACTTCGGCGCAGTACAACGCAGCTCAAGCGGCTGGGTGTAGTCCAGGCCGTCGAGCCCGGCACCCATCCAGCCCGAGCCGCTGATGCTGATGCTCTCCTTCCGCCAGTGCGTCATGGATACCAGTGCGCCACCGGACAGCCTGACCCGGGTAGAGCCGCCCTCACTGGCGTACTGCTGGGTCGGTGCGCCGGCATGCAGGTCGAGCGGGATGCCGCCAAGCATGACCTTTGGCATGTGTTATCTCCTTGTCGGCTTGCCGAATTTCATGGCCGCACGGCGCAGGTCTTCGGACCAGTCGCCTGCTGTCTGAACGCTGAAATGCTGGCCGCCGGGCAGGTTGAAGTTGAGCGTGCCCAGTGACTTCGGCTGACGTGGCTCCATGTCGGCAACCGTGTCTGACAGCTTGCCGACCAGGCCGCCGTCGGCAAATCCGGGGATGCTCAGTCCTTCCAAGGCTCTCATCCCGTGCCGATTGATCGCGTTCAGAAGTGGCAGCATGCCGCGCTGCCTCACGATCGCGTTGCGCACAATGAACTCTTCGTCGGATATCCGGATTAGATTGCTGTCGCTGGTGCCGGTGCCGCGCCCGCGAAACAGGCCGCCCTTGGCAAAGCCGGGGGGTTCTCCCGCGCCGCCTGCCGGTGCCGTCTGCACTTTCACCTGCACTGTGGCCAGCTTTTCCAGATTCTCGACCATGCTTTTGATGTCGCCCTCCAGCACTACGGCGGACTCTTGGTCCAGCTCGACCGCTGCGTCGATTTCGGTATCGCCGGCGGCCTGCTGGATTTCGTCCGGCTCGATCTTTTCGGGCTCCAGCGGGATGGTTAGCGGTTTGTCGGTGAAGGTGTTGCCGATCCGGTAGATCTTTTGCTTGACCGGCTCTTCATCAATCTGCGCTTCAACCGGGAGCTTGACGGGCTGTACGGTGGTGCCTGCTGCGCTGTCTGCTTGCGGGGTGATCTGTACTGCGTTGCCGATGGCCTGCAGCTGGGCTTTGACCGCTTCGACTTGGCCCTGGTCAAGATCAAAGCCAATCTTGATATCCTCCAACCTGTCAGCCAGATACTTCATGTAATGCAGGTCATCAAGTGCTCGCCGGCGGCTTTTCTCGGCCTCATCCAGCTCAACATCCTTGGCCTTCAGCTCGATCTCTTCCAGCTCTTTGGCGAAGCCTGTAAAGCCGTATGTGTTCCCACCTTCTTCCTTGATTTGCTGCAGAATACCCAGCGCACCACGAGCGTACTCCTGCGCTTCTTTAAGGTCTCCGCTGGTCAGGGATTGTCGCGCCTTTACCTTCAGCGCCTGCGCATTTCCATATGTTGCTTCTTTTGCTTCGCTGGTGCCGCTCAGATTGGCTATGGCTTGCCTGTAGGTTTTTTCGATGTCGAGCCGCTCTTCCTTCAGGGTCTTGAGCTTGGTGCTGGAGTCCTTCTCGATCTTCTCCAGATCTTTTGCGGCTTTTTTGGCGTCATTGATCAGGCTGGTTTGCTCAGCACGCAGTTCATTGACCTTGTCGCGCATGATTTTCTTTTGTTCTTCTGCGGCCTGCTTGGCGATTTCGGCTTGCTCTTTGGCGGCTTCGCGCTGGGCCTGCGTCATGCCGGTCATCTTGCTCACCAGCCTCTCTATGTGCGCTTCTTGCGTTCTGATGAGACCTTCCAGCTCCTTGCGCTGTTCGTTGGTGGTTGCGCTCGCGAGCTCCTTGCGGAACCCCTCTATCAGCTTTTCAGCCCTGGTGATTTCGTCAACATTACCGCTGACTTTTGCCATCCAGTAGCCAAGATCGTCACCGGCTTTGCCGATGGCTGCGCCGGCCTGCACTGCGGCGGCTGCTATAACAACCATGCCGGACGCGAGGTTTGCCAGCCCTTCGCGAACGGCCGGGTCTTTAAGCACGCTGGCCAGTTCCAGCAGCGCGTCGGTTAGCGGCTCCATCAAATCTTCATCACGGAAAGCGCCCTTAAAGGCTTCGCCAACTCTGCCCATGGCATCCGCCACGGTGGCTGGCATGGCCTCCGCCTTTTCGGCTATAGCTTCAAAGGGTACGCCGATTGCTTCATAGATAACCTGCGAGGTTATCTTACCCTGCTTGCCCAGACTCAGAAGCTCAGACGTTGCGACACCCATGCGGTCGGCAAGCAGCTCTGCAACGTAACCGCCTTTGGCAATGACCGTGTTCAGGTTCTGTCCGGACAGCGTGCCCAGCGCCATGGCTTTTGTCAGTGCGTCGGTAACGCTGGCCGCCACCTCGCCCTTTGCGCCTGATACCACCAGGGCGTTATTGAGGCCGGACACAAAGTTGACCTGCTCTTGCATGGTCAGGCCCATGTCAGCCAGCGGGCCCTGCATACCCAAAAACGATTCGATGGTCTCGCTCAGGCCGGTCCAAGTGCTTTCCGCAACCTCGCCAAGACGCTCAGTGATGGCTGCAAACTCCTCTTCATCAGCCGTCACGCGGCGCAAGCGGCTGGACATATCCACCCACTCGCTGTTGATGTCGGCGATGGTTTTGAGCGTGCCGATTGAAACCGCGCCCGCCAGCAGGCCGGCCATGCTGCGGGACAGCGATGCTGTTTTGCTTTCGAGCGCGGTCAGGCTTTTTGAGACCGCGCCAAAGGCATTTTTCGTGTTGTCCTTGCCGTCAATAACAAGCTGAACTTTTGGCGCACGTGCCATCAGCTGAACTCCTTCATGAGCTTTTTGAAGTCGCCGGATTTGATGTTGGCAGAGCGAGCCGCAATCATGCGGATGCGGGCCTGTTCGTTGACTTCTTTGTCAATCGCTTCTGCAAACAGACTCACCTGTGCCGGGGTGTAGCCGGCGATCTGGTCAAGGCTGTGGCCGTTACTTATGAGTCGCTGGACGATTCGGCCCCAACCGGCAGGCTTACCACGATTGCCGGCAGGGCTTCGGCGAAAAAAGACGCATTGCACCATACGACCTGGTAGCACCAGATGACCGTCTCGTTGGCGGTAAGGCTGGCGATTTGTTCGGCGGTGAGCGTGGTTTGCCCGGCCAACAGGGTTTCTATTTCCGACTCGAACGTGGCGCAGAAGGTCAACATGCTCGCCACGCTGTACTGTGCAAAAAGGGCTATGACCGGGGCGGCCACTGCAGTCATGTGCCGGACGTTGCGCAGCTCGATGGCGCGCACTTCTGCCTCGGTGCCGTTGACGGTGACGGTTGTGGAGTTGGGGAACAGGATCTCTAAGTCGCTCACTGGGTTTCTCCAGGCAATAAAAAACCCGCCGGGGCGGGTTTGGGTGGCTTGGGTGGCCGCTAAAAAATAATCCTGAATATGGCGGCAAAGCCGGCAAACAGAATCATGACAATGAAGGCTGCAGGGATGGCCGCGACGGCCAGCTCTACCAGGAGTCGCACAAGCGACCAGAACGGAATGTTGATGTTTGTTATCACAACCTTTTGCGTTTCGGGGCGCTCCTGGGTGGCCGCCTGCTGGCTTTGCCTTTCCTTCGCTTCCAGCTCTGCGGCGGCCCGCTCGGCGGTTGCTTTAAGCATGGCTTCCTCTGCTTTGGCTTCTGCCTCTTTTTTGGCTCGGGCCTTGGCAGCCGCCGCGGCGGCCTTGGCCTGTTCTGCCTCGGCCTTTTTTCTGCGCGCCTCCTCTTGCTGGTCACGCAGCGCTTTTACGCGCAGCGCCTTTTCATAAATCGCCCCGCACTTTGGGCAGGTGGCGGGGTCGCCAAAGGCTTCGTCACGCTCGATAAAATCGCAGTTTGGGCACTTCACAATCACACCTCCATGGCTTCATGAAGATGTGACTATAGCCCAGCTAAGTAATGGTGTCGCTGTCACGCAACTTCCAAACCCAGTTTCAGCTGGATCTGGTCACGCCAGTATTCAAGCTGTGCTTCAAGAGGAGGTTTGGTCCAGCGGTGTTTTGCCAGCTCTCTTCCTGCAAAGCTGCCGCGCTCGTTCTGGTCTGACAATGCTTTGCGTGCATTCTCAAACTGCTGGTAGTCGCTGAGTTCGCCGCGCAGTAGGGCATCGATATGCAGGTCGCACCAGACGGCGAACTCAATATCCAGCCACCGTGCAAAAACCACAGCCAGTTTCGGGTGGAGCCAGGTTCCGCCACCGATATCAGCAGGACCAGGCTTTGTCTTAACAAGCCCAGTGCTTTTGCACAGCCTCAAGATTCTTGCTTTCGTGGCCGACCTGGAAACATCTAAGCCATTGATTTCTTTAATCTCCTGCAAAATGCGGTTATTAAGGCTCAAGCCTAAACCTTGAGCAAGCGCCACCATGTAGGCGACTGTTTCCACTGACACAAGCCAGCCGTAGGGTTCTTTGTCGAATCTTGCTGCAATCTCGGTCGCGTTAAGCCAGCCGTCGGTACTGAAGCGCACAGGCTGGCCCTGGTATTCAAAGGGGATGATGTTGCTCATTGATGCTTCCTCAATAGAAACGAGCCTCGGTTGCCCAGAAAAACAGCCCCAGAGATAACCGTAGTTCTCCCGAAGCTCGTTTCTGTTGAGACCCTGGTTTGTGCGCCGGGCATGGCGCAGGCAATAAAAAACCCGCTCGATGACGGGTGGTGTGCTTGCTCTTTTGCGCTAATGCAGCTGCAGGAGTGGCTGTATTTCTAGCTCCAGCTTTTCACGGCGCTGCTTAAAAACGGGGATTGCCCGCTTGCGTTCCAGCATCAGGCGGGAGCCGAACGACGCCTTTACCTGTGACGATACCTCTTCTGCGACCAGTGCCTGCAGCTGCTGGTAAAGGCTTTGCGTGCGCTGGTTCAGGGCGTCGCGCATACGGTAAAACTCGCGAATCAGGCTGA